AAACAATAATTACCTTGGTGTTTTTACCAGACGAGATAGTAGGATAAACAGAGGCAAAGAATTGGTCAGCAATATGATTTGGGATGAAAGCAAACTCATCAAGAAAAATAATATTATAAGAACCACCACGAACAGCAGATGCAGATGTAGATGCGGCTATAATTTTAGATCCATTCTCCAATTCTAATGATTGTTTATTCCAAGAAACAATACCCTGTTGCATCCACTTTGGTAAATTTTCATATGCAAGTTGCAATCTTCCAAGAAGATCCTTTGCAGTAGCTGCTTTGTTTGCTAAGATAGCAATATTAACATTGTCATTAAAGACTGCATAATGAAGTAGATAAGACACACATGTTGTAGACTTACCAGTCTGACGTGGCATCTTACAGATGTTGAATCTATTCTTATGGAAATTCTTTACAAGTTTTTCTTGGAACTTGTACATCTTAAATGGTACAAGACCCTCATCTAGAGAAACAATTTTGATATAATTTCTAGCAAAATATACAGGATCTTTTTTACACTTCAAGAATTCACGAATATCATCTTCAGAAAATTGAATCTTTGTATTCGCTTTTTTTAGATTGGGATTACCAAGATAAATGCTTTCACTCATAATAATTATTGTTTCAGCAATTCCAGGCTCTTAGTGATTTTGACAAACGATCATCGCCTGTGTTGTTAGAAGGTTTTTGTCTCTTACGCATTCCTTTCATCCTTGCACAGAATGATGCTCTTCTCTTATTACCAACTTTCTTAGAAGGTGCTTTCAGATCAGAACCAGGATTCTCTCTTTCATAAGACTTACGTCCTTTCTCATTGAGACCACCCTCACTGTTCTGACCAGACTTCTTAGTCCATGATGCACCTTCTGGCATGAATTGTCCAAAAGTTTTAACACCTTCTACAGTTACAAGCGGTTCACTTTCAATACGATCTCTTTCAAAGAAATTTACCAATACAGCTTCAGGAAAAATTTTTCTGAGTTGAATTAATACATCTTCTCTAGAAGGTCTCTTTGATGTTGGAAAGAAAAATTGAAGTGATTTATACTGACCTCTAAAGGTAAAGAACATTGTATAAGTTCTTCCCATTTTTTGGATTCTTTCATATTTTTCTTGAACATACTCTTCATTTGATGGAGTAACAGAAGCAATATTAAATGTATTTTTTGATCCAAGCGCAACAGGACTTGAATTCATATCCCAGTTTTTTGGTCCATATGAACATTCTTCTCTGGTTTCATTCTTCTCACATTGAGGGCAATAGCGAACATTTCCCATACCTTCTACGTGTAACTTAATATTATCACTAATATTTACATCTTCTTTTTTTGTTTTCTTAACACAGTTTGGATATCTCTTTCCAAACATGGTCTTCATACCTTTCTTCTCATAACCTTTCCAACACTTTTCATCCAATATATCCCTTAAATCTGTAAAGGAGTTTCTCATTAGTGCTCTGCCACCTGAAGAAGATGTAGTTCCTCTTGACAATGTGCTGCCTCCAGTTCTTGATCCAGTTCTGGATGCACTTGGTCTTGTCTCAGATCCACCACCACTTCTCAATCTTGAGCCGCCACCGCCGCCAGATCCACCTCTGTTGCGGCCACCGCCACCACCACTACTTGGTTTGTTTGGTTTTCCTGGATCTCCATGTCCTACATCTTTTTTCTTAAGAACTGGTTTTTTCTTATCTTTCTTATCCTTATTTTTCTCTTTCTTCTTATCACCACCTGAGCTGTAACTCATGCTATAGTTTACACCTACTTTATTTTCTCTTTTTCCTTTCTCCGAAGATGCAGAATGACTAGTTCCAGGTTTTGCAAGTGCTTTACTTACTGAACTTTTGATGGAATCATCAGTTGCCTTAGCAGGAACAGCTTTGCTACTAAAAGTAACACCACCAGAATGAGATGTTTTCTCTTGCATTTCAAATTCTTCAGACTTATTTCCCCAGTTTGCAGCACCAGCCTTACGACACTTTACCAAAGCACCAGAAGCATAAGCAGAGGGCCATACAGAATAACGAGACTTGACCTTATGATAACAAGCGTCTTTTGTTCCACTACCTTTACTTTTTTTATCTTTTGCTTCTGAAACTGATAGTAGTTTTTCTTCCTTCATTTTCTTTTTGTCAGTAGGAACGTAAGTTGGTTTTGCTGCACTAGATTTTTGTTGTTGGCCAGGATCTGCTGCTTTTTTTCTTCTTTGAGCAGAAAGTCTTTCTGCTTTACTCATACTTGATCTTTTTTCTGAAGAAACACACTTAGGAGTTCCTTCTCCAGGTTTATCACTTGCACAGGTTCCACCTGTTACAACATTAACCCATCCACCTTTGCCACCTTTTGATTTAGATTTACCAAACCAATCACGTAGCCCTTCTTCACTTACAGCACCACCATTTCCGTTGCTACCATTACCATTGGAACCATTTCCATTTCCACCATTACCATTCTTTTTATTACCTTCAGTTTCCTTTTCGTCCTGATGTTCATTATCCCGCATCAAATATCCACTGGACATTACATGATAACCTTTAGGAATTTTCTTGCATTTTTTGGAGGTATTACAGTAGTAATAACCCCTTTTACAACTCTTAGATTCCTCAGAGAGATCGCTTTGTAAATTGTTCATTACTTGCTTCCGATTTCTTTCGTCCATTATTTTTACAAATCTATTAGAAGATTTGACCATGTTATCAATATTTTTCATTGACAATCTTGAGACTGGGTATACGTTGGAAAATCTCCATTTATTTAATCCAGATTCATCAGGTGTTTGAAAATCTTGATCAACAGCATAATTCCATAGTTTAGAGTCAAAACCAGCTTGAGATAGTGATGCACCCCCTGAGGAATAACCACCATCACCTACAGACATATTCGGTATTTCTTCTTTGAAAAACCTATTCATTTCTGACTCTTAAGAAATTTTGCTAACTCTGCTGTAGATCCTACAAATAATGAATTATTTGTAATAGATTTTGGACCAGAGTCCTCATCTTTATTTAGTTCCTTCATTTTTTTCTGCAGATCTATAAGTTTATCAGTTGTATCTGCAACACTTTTTATAATCTGTCCAGCAACTTCATATGCTCTAGGAGAATCTGACTCCTGAGCTAATTCCATAATTCCATTTAAACTTTCTTGACCTTTTTCAATTAAAGAATAAAGATTTCCTCTCGTATATTCATAGTCTTTCTTAGACTGTTCAATTCTTTCATCAGAAACAATAGGAATAATTTCAGATTCCTTGGGAGTGACATCTATAATATCAGTTTCAGTATTCAGAGAATCGCTAATTTTATCGAATGATTTTGACATGACATTAATTATGAATCAGTTCCTGAGGCTGGATTAAATGACTTACTATCACTAAACATTTCTATCGTTTCACTGAATCCAAAGTCATCTCCAGGACTAGCATCAATGGGATCAGGAACAGCGGTATATCTCATTTCACGTTTAGCGGTATCTGTATCAGTTTGAGTGTGATAATCAACTTGAACCTTACGAATGAGTCCATCAGTGCTTTCTGCAATAGGACCAAATAGATATGTGTTAGCAGTAAACGTTAAATTATAAATTAAAGCTCTCCTTGTTTGGAAATTTCCTTCATATTCATCTTGCATATTGATATTATTTAATGCAATGGCAATATCTCTCTTTTCTCCTATTGAACTCACTAAATCAACAGTAACTTTAAAAGATGGTTGAAAGTATGGTAAAATTTGCTCTATAATTTGTAGAGCGTCTTCATTTAGTTTTGAATATATTGATAGTTGAAATTCTACGTTATAAGGAACAGGAAGAAATACTTTTTTTAGGTTCTCACCATCTACTGCTTTGAAAGTTTTAGTTACATTTGACTTTCTAGATGCATCATATGTAATTCCCAACATTTCAAATGACATTCGTGGTAATGTTATTGCCACTGATCTATCGAAATCAGGGTTTTGCAACAATCTTGCAAGAAACTTTTGTTGGGGTGCATATGCTAAAGGAACTTTTATGTCACTAATTGTTCCAGAGTCATCACTTGTATGTCTTATATGAATATCATTGAATATAGTACCAAAGGCAACAATTGTCTTTCGTAATATTTCGTGATAGTAATAAGTTCCTAACATTAGTATGTACCAAAGGGATTCGATTCTGTAAAGTCTACGATATCGTCAGCTAAGTTTTCAATTTCTTCATTTTGAGCATATGCTATTTCAATTCCAGGGTCTGAATTAAATGTAGAAACTGTATGCGTGGCGTTAGATGTAGCGCCAACAACATCTTCTCCAGCTGTGAACGTACCACTATTTATGTACACGTCTAGGGTCTTGGCATCTTTATCGTATTTCTTGACTCTTGCTGTAGCACCAGATAGACTTCCAGTAACAATTTCATTACTAATAAAGATTCCAGTTCCAATTGATGGTGCTGTAGAAATCCCCACAGTTGGTGCCACAGTATAACCAAAACCAGCGTTTCTAATTCTCATTTCAGTAATAGTTCCACCAGTTCCAATTGTAGAAATTACTTCAGCAGAAGAACCAATTGAAGTATTTGCTGAACCAGCTAAAGTTACTATAGGAGCATTGACATAAAGTGATCCAGGGTTTGTAATGGTAAGTGTTTGAACAGATCCATCACCAAGAATTGCTGTTGCAGCTGCTCCAACACCACCGCCACCACTAAACGTTATGGTTGGAACCTCTGTGTATCCTGCACCAGCATTTGTGATAAGAACTTCCAAGATGGAGTTTGATGTTGTTATAGCAACAGCTGTTGCATTTGTTCCACCTACAGGTGCAGTTGAAATTGCAACCGTTGGTGCTGATGTATAGTTATATCCATCATTATTAAGTTGAACTTTTCTAACTGATCCAGTTAACGCAATGCCAGCAGTTGCAGTAGCATTTACACCAGATCCTGTAAGATTTATTGTAGTAATATACCCTTCATCAACAACTCTATCATCAATTGCCTCAATACCAGTATCGATAATTTCATCTTCAAGTCTAAGAAGTTCACAACTTATCTGATAAACATAATTTTTACCTAATTGGTAAAATGGTTTTTCTTCCTCAACAAATTTAATTTCATAAAGTCTTTCACCAAGAGGGAAGAAAATGACATCACCTTCTCTAGGCCTAGAATCTAATATAATTTCACTAGCATCTTGTTCTTTTAAATCTTTTAAAAACTCTACGATATAAGTCTGAAATCTTTCTGCTGAAATTGTTAATGATATTTCATTTCTAAGTTCAATACCAAATTTTGACATGATATTGACATTATCACCATATCCTTGATAATTATCAAGATATGCTTCGATGATAAAATTATCATCTAACTTAGACATTGTAACTTCTTTAGAAATTTTTTCAGTGCCAAGAATTTTTCGTGGGATATAATATACATCTATCCCATATATTTTTAACTGCTCATTAATCAAATCTTGAAGTAAATACTGCTCTTGACTTGATCCTTGTAGAAAATAAGAATTTCTTGCCATTATCCTATCATGTCCATGGGTGGTAATTCATAATAACTAGCCATCTTATCTTCTATTTCTCTTATTTCTGCATTTCCATCTTCATAATATTGTCTACCATTAAGTTCAACACCTCCAGGTAGTTTGGTTCCACTAAATTTCATCATGTTCGCACCCCACTGTCTTTTGATTAAAGAAGTTAAGTATCTTTTTACCCAAGTATCATTATATATTTTATTAAAATCTGATGGATTTAAAGCACGAATACAGTCAATAACAAGATAATCACCAGCTGTCTGAGCAGTCCAATCAATATCTAGATACAATCTACCAGATCTCTTTGAAAATCTAACTTGCTTATCTGTAGTTAATAAGAAATCAATATCTTCTAGATATCTTTTTGTCATTGAATAATTTAGAAGATCCACACTACTGAAGTAGTATAGATCATTTAAAAATAGTTGATATTTAATACTAAACATGCCACCAGAAATAGAACTAGTGTCAAATTTAAAAATTTTATTGATTCCTATAACAGAATCTGGTACTTTAATATAATTGTTGTTCTCTTCAAAAGAAAATTCTGTTGTCAATCCAACAGATTCTGTTACTGTTGTAGTTGAAATTCCAGTGCTTGCAGAACTACCTGGACCCCTTCCCCTATCAATATCATCTTGTGTAATTTGATATTTTAGAAATGTTTTTTCAGATCCATCAAAATGACGTTCTTGAAAATATTGAATGGTATCATCAACCAAATCATCTATCTGATCATCATCCACGTTGATTTCTAAAACTGGCGCACCAAGTTTTCGTAGAGAGTAATCTATTAATTCTTGTCTTGTAGATGGTGATGCCATTTTACTCCAAACTAATTATTCAGTAAAATTTTTACAGATTTGCTGGTATCATCAAGAGATGAAACTGATTTATCAGTCCTATTATTTAATAAAACTGTAGTTACAGTAGAGCTATTCTCAGTTGTGACTGTAGTTATTCCAGCCATTATCGGGTAATTCCAGGATTGACAATCGCGGAACCTTGAACAACTCTAAGTGTTGTAGAAATACCACTCACAGTGTCTATCCCACTATTAATTACAACATCATAAACATATCTACCACTTTTTATGGCAGATGTTTCCGTTGCACCTAAAGAAATACGAACATTTCCACCACTATCACTTGTCACTGTTGAAATGAAAGTGTGTTTTGAAGATGACGTTGGAGTCTTTCTTAATTGAGCACTAACAGCATATCCAACCAAACTCTTGGGTGAGTTTGTTGACGCATCTTCAATGGTGAAATTTTTAGTAAAATCAGCACCCTGATTGATAATCAAGTTGTGTGAATATACTGCCATCTTACAAGTTCATCAGGGCTCTTGACTATTTATTATTATTCTCAATGAGAGTCTTCAATATCCCCTTGATTTCAGAGAGTTCATTTTTAAGTTGATCAATCTCTTCATTTTTTCTTTCTTTTTGCCTTTTTAATTTCATGTAGTTTGCATAAGCTTGATCATCTACATTGATCACACTCCCAGTTTCTAAGTTTTTATACAAACTGGGATCTTGATCTACTTTAATATATTCAGACATTTTATGCTAATGCAATGGTTCTAAGATCATTCATTCTAGGAGCGAGACACTCATTTGTTCCACTAAACACAATCTTTATCTGATATGCAGTAAATGGTGGCAATTCATCAATACTGAATTGGTACTCCCTCATTTCATCAACTGTTACAGAAATAACTTGCTGATCTGGTTTACCAGAATTTTTAGATGGATCTATGACTTGATCGCCAAAATTATCACCATCAGTATCAGTTAAGTTATCAAATCCAGGGAACAGAACAAATGATGGATTTGTGTTTCCACTATCAACTGGGAATGTTCTGAAGAGTGCTCTGATGTCTGCAGTGGGATCAACATAAGCTGCTGTGAACAACTTAAGTGAAGTTGCAGGGTTTTTCAGATCAATCCTATCAGAAACGTAGATTGCAGCATGAGGATCATCTTGTATGGAATTTACTCTAGAATCGGTTGTATAATCACTAATTGGATTATCAACTCTAGATCTATCAAAGTCAATAGAGCAGTTATTAAGATAGATAAATGGTGAATAATTACTATCTGTACTCTGCAAATCAACTTCAACTGTAAATGATTTGTTTCTTGGTAGACCTGTTACATTTGCTTCTTCATTTACTTTTGAACAAACCATTTGAGGTTGGCCAAACAATAAAGTTGCATTTGGTTCAGTTGACAAGAACCCTTGATCAACGAAAGATGCTTCATTACCACCAGCACTAGTTCCAGAAATTGTTCTCACGCGAGTTTCAATTTTGGTCTTCTTAGGAGTAACAATGTCAAGTCTGCAGTTTAATCTGTCATACTGAATGTTACCAGAAGCAAATACTTCATCACCACCAGCAATAAATTCACTTGCAAAATTCAACATGTTTGGACCATCTCTCCTATTACCCCTATCAATTTCAATATAGTAGGTATCAATAGTTTTATTTGCTTGGAAAACTACTGCAGAAGGAATGTTATGGACTTTGTTAATTTGAGTCAGTGAAATGTCATTGAATTCATATGGATATACTTCGTCTCCAGCTGCATGTCTAACGGCCGTGGTTCCTTCTGCGCCTCTTGTGGCTATTCCAAGAGTGCCATTACCAATGCTGTTGTAATACATGACTTCATTATCAACCAAGATATATCCAGCAGAAGTAGTTATACCTTGGAATGTTCCATAAGGTGAAGTGTCAGCAACTCCAATAGATGTTACAGTGGCGTTAATATCCACATTTAATTCTGAAGGAATTCTTGTTGGATCTACGTTATAGATGTCAACAACATTACGAGTATCTTTCAGTGCATGATTTGGATGAAGAACTTCAATTACATTTCCTGAATGCAATTCATCAGAAACAATAGAAGTTCTAACTGCTGTTGTAACACCAGTATTCAAAGTTTGTGCATTTCCACTATCATCATAGTAAACTAGTGGATCATCAACAACAAGGTGTTCACCTCTGACATTTGTAAGATAAAGTGTATCAACACCATCAATCGCAGAAATTGATATCTGAGCACCAGTACCTTTAGTCACATCTGCTGTAGTAATGCCAAGAGACTCTCCAGCAATATAACCAGTTCCAGTATTTGCAATTGACGCTGAAGATAAAACACCATTAGCAATTGTTACTATACCTGTTGCTCCAGATCCATCACCAGATAATGAGAAGAAGTTTACATTACTGTAAGTACCATCAGAATATCCAATACCAGGCAAATTAGCTTTCAGGGATTGGATAGTTCCACCAACATTACCAATTACACCAGTAACAAGTGATCCAGTTCCGACCTTTCTACCAATCTGTAGAACATCCTTCATCCCTTGTGTCAATACAGTTGTAATACCAACATCAAGTTGTCTTGGTAGAGACTTAATTGGATCTTCTGGCATATCAGGAAGTTGATCACCATCTCTATCAATATCTGGATTATGGAATGTAACAGTTCCGTTATCAACTAAGAAACGACACTTATTAACTCGGAACTTCATGTCTTCAAACTGACATGGTGTCCAAATAGAACCGTTCTGTGACTTATACAGTGAACCAGAACCATACTGTCTAGTATATTGCTGTGATTCAGGCCCAGATAGTTCTGCAGTGTTTACAGTTTTCTCTCCAAGTTTTGCAATCCAAGCATTATACTTGATCGAAGTTGGTGCTAGAAGTACAATACAATATTCAGTTTCTGGTTCAACAGGAATTGGTGCTGAGAAAGTAACTCTAGTAGCAACACTAGCATCATCAGAAATATTCACTTGTGATGGTTGAAGAACAACTTGAGCTTCTTGAGAAACAACTTGTAGTGTTGGTAGACCCAATTCAATTGTTCTCAATTCAACAGTCAATGGTGCTTTGTTGTCTTTTGTTGCCATATAAATGTCAACAGAAGAAATGAATGCACCTTTCTTATCTGTTGTGAATGACTGTGCTAGAGGATCTCTCCTTCTTACTCTAATAATACGAGTTCTATTAATGACTATCCTACGCACAATAATTTGTGGAGGTGGAAGCTTTTGCATCCTAAAGACATTAGTTTTAGTTACAGTCGTAACCGCATTCTTCGTGGTTGTTACCAGTTTTTTGATTGTTGTTGTTATTGTAGTTCTGATAATTGTCCCTGAAGAGGTGAATGGAGCTTCTGCATCAGAATGCGTGAGTGCTCCAGGTAACGGATCTGTATCCTTATTATCATTAGTTATTTTGAATATTTTGGTTCCTGTCTTAAATCTTCTATTCTTATTTTTTCGACCAGCAAATGCAATGTTTCCATACAAACTTCCAACACCATCACTTACCAATCTCTTTCGTTGTACTTGTGCAACTGCACCACTGGTTCTACCGATAATTACAAAATTTGACCAGAAGTTTCCAAAGAACTTACCTTGTTGTTGACGAGACATTCCAAGTGTATCTAAATTCAAAAATGTAGAAGAACTATTGTAAGTGGTTAACTTACTAATGTCTTGAGTTCTATCATATGGATTAAAAGTATATATCTGGTCTGGATTTTTAATCTTTCCAGTCTTGTGATTTGGTTGAGCAAGTCTAACAACAGCTCTTCTACGAGCCTTCTTAAACTTCTTACCCTTAGGATCATCTACAACGTCATCAAACTTATCTTCAACTTTTAGATTACCTACACCATCAACAAATTTTAGAGATTTTTTATTCCAAATTTCGCAAATTTCGCCAACTTGGAAAGATCCTTGAACATTGTCAATTTCGACCAATTTGGGAAGAACTCTTACTTTTTTGGATCCATCATAGAAACCATAATATCTTGTAAAAGGTTTCAATGTTTCAGCAAAGAATGAGACGTTTCTGCGTCTCATATACTTAGCTTGACTAGTCTTTGACTTAATTTTTGTAGAAACGTTGGTAATTTTAGTATCTTTTGACTTTGTTACTTTTGTTTTCTTCTTGGTATTAGTCTTCATTGAAGACGGACCATTTTTTGGTTTCCCAACCTTGAATTTATTAACAACGTTTGTACTTTTTTTGTTTACAGTCTTGAACTTTTTCTTAACTACCTTTTTATTCTTAACCTTAGTTTCTGTCCAAGTATCTTGTGCTGGTTCTAATTTAATAGTACCAATATAATCAATAACACTGAATGGGTTTACATTTTCAACTCTAGTTGCAAATGCTTGCTTTAGATATTCAGTCTCTTCATATTTTAGACTTACAACATTTCCTGTTTTTTGGCAATTTGTATCTAACAATGGATCATCAGATGATAGATCTAGAGTATTAACATCATCTTGTTTTTGATACTGCAACTGTGGAGTTAAAGATACTTGGAAAGCTTCACATGAAAGTTGTTCGATACCAGGATCCACAACCATTGTTGTTAATTCTTCATCGAATAAGTCATCATTTGTGAAATCATCAGCAAAGAACCCAGTTTTGAATCTATTCAACCCATCAGCATCTGTAATTTGTAAAGATCTGGTATCATTTTCAAGTATTGAAAGAGACACGGTATCTTCAAGATTTTCAATTCTATCTTCAAGAGAACCGATATCTCTCATTGTGAAACGCTTATTATCAACGAGAGTTAGTTCAGTATCTTCAACGTCATAAACATATGGTGGAGACTCCAATGTTGCCAAAGTCATAGAGTCTTCGACAACTGAAGGTACTTGTGGATCGTCAGATGGAGTACCCGTAACAACTTCAATTTCACCCTCTGGAGTTAGAATGATTCTATCCATTCTACCCAAATAATACTCATAACTAAGGAAAGAACTTTCAGAGTCTTTTGGAATCAATGGTGAAGAAGAACCAGTACCTGAGAAATCTCTAGAATCATAATCAAATGGTGATTTTCCAGCTTCAGTTCCGAAAGGAGCAACTCTTGGTCTAAAGTCTAATGTATCTGACGCTCTCGCAAAACTAAATTGATTGAAATTATTTGGTTCAAAAATATCTGGTATATCATTCTTGAATCTATCTGCACCATAAGATAATACAGTAAAAGCATCACCATCATCACTATCTGGGATAGTATAATGATTGAAAATAACTAACAATTGTTTTGTTGGAACTTTATTTTCAACTCTAACCAATCTTGAATAATCAGAGAAATCTGGTCTTTGACCATCATCAAGAACATATTGCTCAGTTAGATCTACATACCTACCATCAATGACTGACTGAATAGTTGCTTCAATTGTAGATTCTTGAAATGTGAGAGTTTCGCCCACAGAGAATCTCTCATCATTCAGATATACAACTTCAACTTTAGTTGGTGATACTCTTGTAACTATTTGTGCTACAGCAGTATTATTTGGTCCAAGAAGAAATTCTCCAACAATTGAGTTGGTGTCCAATCCAAGTCCAGTTTCAAATGTCAATGCATCTAATGTTGGAGCTACTGATGTTTTTGATTCATATACAGCAAGAATTTGAGCAACATCAGGAAAATTCAGTGAAATTTCTTCGTCTTCAACTCTAAGTCCATAGAAAGCGTTATGGGTCATTCCATTCACTGTTCCTGTAGTGATTCCAGAACTCCTTAACTTAGACTTGTCTACAGTTAGTTTTGTACTTCTTTTCCACTCTTTTAATTTTGATTGCAATCCTTTCTTTTTAGCTGTTACCAGAACAGTAACATTACTTTCACTTTTGTTTAGACCTGTAAAAGAGACAATAGTTCCATCACGATTAATTGTAACCTGTTCAGATCTCAGTCTTTCGGTAGATCCATCTGAATATGTTATTACATATCTTTCACCATCAAAGGCATCAAAAAATGAACTTGTTACACCAACATTACTAATGTTGATGGACATTTCACCTAGGGTATTTGTTGATTGTGCAAGTATTTGCTCATAAATTGTAAGATTTGATTTAGAAATATCAACGGATGCAATATTTACCTGATCTAATGGTAAAAATAATGATCCACCATTATCACCTTGATCAAATCTTGTCTCACCAATTCTAAATCCAGTTTCAATTGTACCAGATGGTAGAGTTCCAGTAACAACACCAGCGACCGTTGGTACGGCCACAATTGTCATTGAATTTCCATCAGCAGCAACTGCACTTACACGGTTGAATACAACTTCATCATATTCTGGATTTTGATATCTAATAATTGAATTAGTTGCAATTCCAGTAAACTTATTACCTGGAGAGGTTACAGTTCCACCACTTGTAATTTGAATAGTATCTCTTCTAGTAAATTTAGGAGCGACTCTACCTCTCTGAAGTGTATCTGCAACAAAATCAGCAGTTAAACCAAGAGTTGATGCATTCTGATATACAGATTTTACTGAATTAATATCATAAACTATCATATCTTTGATAGTTCTTGGAAATTCATTTGTACCATCAATACTGATAGTTTCACCTTCAGCAAAAGTTCCAGAAGTTTGATGAAGTTTTACTTTATCACCACTTGACCAAGCTTCAGCAGCATATCCACTAGCACCACTACTATTTCCTTTGAAATAAGTACCTTTAGAGTATTGATATACCTCATTCAGAGTCAATTCAGTGTAAGTCTGAATATCATATAATCTTAGTTCCCAATTACTATTATTATTGGAATATGAATTTCTTGGAGCAAAAGAATATAATCTAGCTTCACCAACTTTTTCACCAGTACCAGCAGTAGTACTATTTCTTCTTTGATCATAAAGATCAATTACATGAGTGGAATCCTTATCAAGACCGATTACTGGTGTACCATGTACATTTTCTACTAATAGAACTGAACCAAGATCAAATGAAACTAAAGAATCATCAACTTTCTTAGTCGCTCTTGGTTTGGGAATATCAATAACTCTTGATCCAGTTATATCAATGTCATATCCACTTACATATGCCTTACCAGGACCTACTGTAAGGCACATTAAATCGTCTGAAGGGATATTCCCATCTCTAGTGGTTTGAGTACGCTCATAGACGCCATCATTACCCTGTTCATCGTTTAGACACTCATCCATAGTGAGGTCCATAGGGACTACAACGTAATCACCAGATTCCTCATACGTTCTTTTTGCGAGATAATCTCTAATTTTATTATATTGAGTTTTTGGTTCTGCTTGATCAGGTTCACCACCATCGAGTCTTAAAAGTTCTACAAATGATTTGTCATCTGTATCAGTTAATAATTTTTTGGCAAGTTGTAATTCAAACTTGAATCTATCTGCTCCAGGAGCTGAGAAATTATTAAATCCAGCGGCATTGTCAAATAGTTTTGTATTCTCATTTGAGTTTACAGTTGTTTCAATAATTTCTAGACCAACTCTATATGTTGGAGTGTTGGTATATTGATCTAGTAAAATAGTTTGTGCAGATACGTTTACAAAGAATCCACGAATAAAATAAACACCATCAGCGATAGAAATTGCTGATCCAATAGAATCTGCATCTTGTGCAACAACCTGAGCAAAGGGAGCTCCCTGGGAAATAGTTGTATTTCCATAAGTTACATCCTCTTCTCCAAGAAGGAGTTCACTTTCAGAAAATGTTGAGAAAGCACCATCTTCACTAGAGTTTAAATATTTGACATATAATGTCAGTTGATTATCGACTGAATCTTCTTCAAATAGTACATTTACAACAGATGCAGTTACTCTAGAAGTTTGTCCTAAAATTTCCGTGCCAATAAAGTTTCTAGCATATGCTGAAACTGAAACACCAAGATATTCTGGATTAATCTTTATCGCATAATATTCACTATCGTATGTAAGTCCACCAGGAATTACAACAGAACCATCCTTGAAAAAATGATCTCCAAATTGTTCAATTTGATTTTGGAGAATAGACTGTGCATTATTTAACTCTCGGGCCTGAACTGGAAACCCTGGCTTAAACAGAACCTTATAGAAATTATCGTTTTCGTTAAAATCGTCAAAATATGGGGTTGTGTTTAGATTTGTCTTTTGTGCCATTGTTTCAGAATTCCAGTACTACTTTAATGTCTTCTTTTTGACGAGAGTTTCTCGCAATTGTTGGCCTATTATCTAGATATATTATTTCACCTGACCTCTTATTTATCTGAGAGTCTGCGATTCCATCTGTAAAATTAACTCCTAGATTGATAACGTTGTTACCAATGATTGTTGTAATTCCAGTAAATGTGGTGTCAACAGATGCTGAGAATCCACCGTCTGTTGTGATAGATTCTGCAGATGATTCAAAATTAGCATATTTTGATTCAGAAGTAACACCAATATAATCGCGTTGGGTCCCAGTGGTCTTATTAAAGTAAAGTGTTCTATCTTGAATATATTTAACTATATTTGTTTCTTCATCAAAAGATGCAACGTATGCAACAGCTGTTGTGGTTCCTACAATTTGCTTAATCGTATTACCAACAACTAAACTGCCAGATGGATTTACAACTTTAATTTGACCTGTTGCACTAAAGTCATTAGAAGAAAAATTAGATGTAGATCCAAGAGATGTTGGATTTTTTACAATACCAACTTGTGCAAATTGAGTATCTGTTGGAAAGTTTTTAGTTGAATCATCAAAACGTGTATAAACTAAAACTTTTTCTGCTCCAAGTTCTTTATATATGTCATATCCATGACCTTTAGATGGTGGAATAATTGGAATTAATTCAGCAAATTCAGTTAAACTACCACTTTGAATAGGACCAAGATCAATAACACCGTAACTATATCCCTTACCACCAGCAGATATTTGAGCATTAGTTATTCTTCCACTAGTATCAGTGGAAACAACAACTTTTCCTCCAGATCCATCACCAAGAACATCTAGTTCAACATCAAGACCTAGACCATAACCGAATCCAGCATTCTTAATTGAAACTGTTTTTAACTGATTGTTATTTATTTCAGAATCACCATTATCACGAATAACTGAAATTTGTGGATCAATGCTAGTTAACCAATTTGGTGGCAAAGTAATATATTCAGTTGAGTCAAATTTAATAATATCTGCTGGGGCAACTGTAAACAGATACTTCCAAACATAACCGTCACCACTATTACCAGCCCTAGTTGGTTCTAGATCTGTGAAATTTGGTTCATCTTGGGATGAATTTCCAGCTGGATTTGAAGGCACTGCTCCATTTTCAATACAAATATAAACTCTGAAATCAGAATTCATTACATAATATCTTGCATCATAAAGTCTGGTTGATCCAGTTGTTGGTGTTAGATTATTTACACTATAGTCATGACGATATTGTTCATATACATTACCTTGTTCCCAATCAACTCTTCTAATAACTCTACGAATATTGGCAGGAGTAATTTTTCTACCAAACAGCATCGTATCATAAGCATGATTGCTGTAATTAAAATTATCAATTGGACTAGGAGGACCAGCAGTGTTGGTATTCCAATCAGATGTTCTACCATACCCAACAAGTAAAGTTGGATTTGGTAGAGATGTAAAGATATAATATGAATTATTAGAATTCTCAACGGAATCAATAAAATTATTGACATTTAAGATTCTAAACTGATCCGTTACAATAGCCGCCATTACTACCTGTTAAAAGGAATTTTTTTTATTTATACGTTGAGTTATAGGAAGATAATTTTACTTAGACTACCAGTGTTTCTAAGTCCCAATCCACGTCTTGATATTGAAGAGAAAGTTGTTAACCCAACATCAACAGTATTTCCGCTTACGGAAATTGAAATTGGAGTATCTCCTCTAGTAAATCCAGAGAGTTTACCCCAAGAGAATTCACCAATATTTGCACCAAAGGTTTGAGCAATTGCTATAACGTTTGTGTCAGATTTAATATTACAAGTAATAATACCTGTATTACCTTCAATGTTAAATGCGTTTACTGTATAGATGTTATCTAACAGATTTGTTCCGATTCCAACTATATCAGAATCATCCACATTAACTGATGTAACTCCAGATCCAGTAACAGTACCCTTAACAAAAATTGGATAACCTTCTAGTAAAGTTGGCAGTAAAGATACAGGGCCAGAATCATTCAAATCAACTTGAAGTTTAAGTGCAAGAGGATGACCACCAGTTCCAGTTGTTGTACCGATTCCAGTAATAATGCCTGCGTAACCAAGAATGATATCTGAATTGCTAATAGATTCAGTTTCAGAAGCAGGGAATTCTACAATTGCTTTTGGTGGATTAGTAGGATCATAACCTAATCCCTCATTAGTGAGTGTTACTGAAGTTAATATGCCACCTGATGCACTGCCAGTTGCAATTGCAGTAGTTCCAACTCCAATAATTCCATATTTTGAATTGTCAACTTTTGAAGGATTTGCAATAGAAACTTCGACAGGTCCATCAGCATATCCAGAACCAGCACTTGCAATAGTTAATGATGTAATTGTTCCACCAACTGATACTGATGCTGTAACTGCGGCCGCAACGGGATCGTTATATTTAACAATAAGACCATCTGCAACAACTAGACCAGTGTTTCCTTCATCTTGCTCATATCTGAAGAGATCTGAACTCTCAAGGAATATTTCAGATCCACTTAAACCAAGGTCTCCAATGATTTTACTCGTTGGCATGACTTGTGCCTCAAGTGTTTCTCTGATTTTTGGTTGAATTTGTTCAGAGATGATAATATCTTTCTTCTGTCTGGTAAAGGAGATTGGTCTGAAGACGTTTGGCTCAATACCTTGATCTCTATAGACATTTGTTTCAATATCTGTAGAGTCCTTAATAGAGAAGATTGTTCTTTCATTCTGAGTGATAGTGTCAGTTCCATCAAACTTCTTAAGTCCAACTTGATCTCCAGGTTTTACAGTTTCAAATACTGTAACGATGAAACTATCAGTTCCTCTAGTTCCTCTATAGAAATAGATTGAAATTACATCAAATGGCAATGGTGGTGAGGTAAAGTTGAAGTTGAAACTTGTACCACCTTCAAAGAAGTAATCTTTTTTGGGCACCTGAACAACACCATTGACGAAGATCAGGAGAACAGAATCCAAGTCAATCTCAGCTGATCTTTGATTTGTAGGATCTGTTTGGAAACTTAGGGGGATTCCATTCAAGTTAAGTGGGAATCTAGTTCTAACTCCATCTTGAAGACTTTGGATTGAGTCAATATAATCAATTTGTCCAAAGTTCCATGAAGAGAACGTGTCACTAATAATTTCAATAACTTCCAAATTGAATTGTGAATATTCAGTTATTATTCCTGCTGCAGTAACAAGTCCAACTGGAGTAAAGATATCACCTCGTTTGAAGGAGAATCCAGGACTGGATAATTGATAATTAACAATTCCAAAGAGATCTGTTCCAACCCCAACAGTAGCACCAGATCCAACTACACAATCAACGTTTAAACCTAATCCAGTTTCTGTTGTATTACCAATGCCAGGTCTACTAACACCTTGAATTGAAAGATCAGAGTATGATGGTGTTTCAATTTGAATTGTTGGATTAGTATATCCAGATCCCCCACCTGTAATTGCAAATTCTAAAATACCACCTGTTGAATTTGATGAAGTTCCAACGTTAACAGTAATCTTGGTTGCCGTTGGTGTGGTAAGAACTGTAAGAGCTACTCCAGATGCTGGATCTGTAGAACGTGGATATGGGTGTACGGTTTGATGGCTGTCTTGAGCACATGTGAATACTATTGAACCATCTGCAATTTCAATTGAATTTGAACTTGCGGTTAATCCATGTGATCCAGTAAATGTTATTGTAAGGATTCCAGTTACAGGATCATAATCTGAATCACTTACTGTTAGTGTTCCACCAATACTTCTAGTAACGCCATCAGCAGAAGCAGAGACGAATCTATGCTCGTTATTTGGAATTATTGCTGTGACTGTCGCAGCAGCGCCAGAATGACCTTCCTCTTCAACTACAACATCTACGGTATTGAAGTAACCAGAACCGAATGTCAAGTAATTGTATTTTGCAGCCTCAGGATCTACACCACCTTTTCTTCTATTTGGAACAAATGTGTGTGCAAATCCAACTTTAAATACATCAACTATAAATTTGGTAGGTGATACTACAGTATCGATTTCGTATGGTCCAACTGATTTAACACCAAACACAATTCCATGATCATCATAGTTGTGATCAATTGTTGAAACTCCTACATTAGTGATAATTTTATTAGCAGCAGGAAGACCAAAGATTTTAAATTCAAATCCTTGAGTTCCATCTGGGAAAATAGTTGTGGTAACACCACTGTGAGCCGAGCCACACGTTAGTGCAATTCCAGATAGATTAATTACATCTCCAATGGCAAGACCACTGTAATTTTTCTTAGTAGTAATGGTTGAGAAACCTGTAGTCTTATCATATTCAAAGTTCTCAATTGCATAAGGTGTTCCTCTATTATCGGGGAACCTAGTTGTGGTAAATCCAGTATCAACTGTGCCACCACCAACATAAGTATTTGCATATCCAAGAGGATTAACATTTGTCACAAATGTTGTTGGTCCAACAACAGACTGAACAAGATAACTATCGGCGTATGTTACACGATTGAGGAATCCAGTATGATCAGTATAATTGTGAGCAATAGTTGATGGACCAACATTAACTGTCATTTGTGTGGATGAAACGGCCGTGACTTCAAATTCGTCAAAGAAATTAAGATCTCCAGCCTTAGCAATGCCTGGGAAGATAGTTGTTGTGATACCAGATCCACCAGGACAAGTGAACGCTAATCCAGATAGTCTTACGAAAGAACCAACACCAACATTATGAGTCCCTTTCGTGGTAATGGTAGCGACACCTATGGATTCAGTATAATTAAATCCTGTTATACCCCACTGAATTCCTAAATCACTTGAGAATTTATTAGTGGTAACACCAATTTCTACGCCAGCTGAACCTACGTTGATTCCAATATGTGGAATGGTGGATAGTCCTACTTGAGTCTCAAACTCTGTATTGCTGAGTCTAGTTACAATATTAAAGACTCTACCATTTGTTCCATCTGGGAAGAATGTTGTAGTGACACCAGCATGAGGAGCGGCACAAGCAAACTCAAAGTTCTCAAGTTTTACTTGCATATCAGTGTTTAATTGATGAACTGTTGAAGTGGTAACTGTCAAGATACCAACAACATTGTTATACACAAATGTGCTAACTCCACATCTCTTATTGTACACGCCAGTAGGACAGATAAACTCTAGATCATCAAACTGAACTCTCATGTCCTTATTGAGGCCATGATTAGTAGATGTAGTAACGGTCATGATTCCAGACACGTTATCATAATCAACAGTAGAAACACCAACTAAAGTATCAAATCCCTTAGGACAATCGAATTGAATATTTCGCATATCAACGAAATCATTACTAGTAAATCCATGAGGAGATGCAGTAGTTACTGTTCCAATACCACTTGTTCCATCATAGATAAAATCAGTGATGGTTGTATAAGTTCCTACAGTATCAATACCAATAATATTAGTAATACTACCACCAGCACCAACCTCAGCAATGACTTTAGCTCCAACTAGAGGTGCTACTCCAATTCCACCAGAAGATCCAATAGCAATAATTGCACCACCAACTGGTAATTGATTTTTAATAGCATCAAGTTCGCTAATGTACTGTTCACCTGTTATCAGTTTAGTTCCACTGAATAATACTTCTACATCATCTTCGTTAGTTACGATTGAATATACATTTAGAGGGTTGTTATCAGTTGACTGACCCTGGTGAACACCATTAATAAAGAGTAGTCCACTTCCACTAGAAGTATCTAGACCAACAGGATAATTTCCACCATTAACACTTAGTGCAAATGTTCTACCAATACCAGTGAATTCAGTTGAAATATCATCATAAAGTTCATTCGTAGTGTAATCATTTCTCAGATAAACACGTCCATTAAATTCAGATCTAGTAAGTAGTAGTCCTCTATCATCGGTAATGAAATCACCACCAGCACCTTTAGGTGTGTCAACAAAGTGAATGTCACTTTCTACAATATTATATGCCCCTCTGTGGACAATTGTTGTTTGATTGCTTTCGTGAGCAACTTCTGTTGTTCCAACAAATCCTCTAGCAACATTTACAAGTTGGAAAGTACCAATACCAGTAATTGGGCCAAGTCCTGTTGTACCAAGTCCAACATTCAAAATGTTCATCATCTCATCACCAATTTTTAAAATGTAATCGGGAACAAGAGTTGAGATACCAGATAATGCGATAACTGTTCTACCAACAGCAATTGGTTCAATAGTCTCATGTGTCACTAGTGTTCTAGAAATAGGATCTTGAACAACACCGTCAAGAACAATCAATGATTTTTCAAGTTTTTTGGTAGTATCAATTAGGTGATTATTACCTGCACCGATACCTGTTGGTGTAATTCCAAGACCTTTCAGAGCAAAGTCTCTCTTAGTAGCAAGTTTAATGTTATTATTATCAATTCTAATTACGAATAGATCCTCTGGTAAAATATTTGTGGTGAATCCAGAGAAGTAAGACTGTCTGCTCGTAGTTGCTGTAGCCACAGCGGACATTGTAATACCAATACCAAGTCTCTCAGAATAGTATGTACTGCCAACACCAACTGGAACATTATTTGCAACAGTAAGTTGTTGTACACCAATAGCAGTAACAGTTCCAAATCCAGTTTCTGTAACAAGTTCACGAATCGTGTCACCAATAGCAATGACTGTGGTATTTGCAATTCCTGTAATAACTTTAGTTCCATCAGAATCTCCAAGGAAGAATCTGAATGTGTTGCCAATACTTACAATCGTAGCAGCTGCTGCAACACCAGGTCCAAAGAACTCATCACCAACAGAGATGCCTAAATTGGTGCTTGCTGAAGAAACAATATTTGATCCACTTCTAATATCACCAATTACGCCACCACCACCAGCAGTTGTAGATCCAATAGTAATTGATTCTGAATTAATTCCAATAATAGTTGATCCAGGTTTATACTTGATATCCTGGCCATCGTTCATAAAATGATTTTCTAAGAAAATGTTTCCTGTTGTCTGATTGAATACTGAAGTATTTGAAGGATTAAATCTTCTTGCAAAAATTGGATAACCTTCATACTCTAAAGTAAAATTAGTTCTGTCTTCTGGAGTGTATTTTGCCTGTACAACAACTTCAATAGCAGTTCCAAATCCAAATTCAGGAATTTGATTGATGTTTGTATCTAGATCACTATAAACAATCTCACTAAATTCTTCAATTCTAATTTCATCACCAACATATTCTGTATCAGGTAAGAAAATTAACTCACAGAAAGTTCCATTATATTGAGCACTAAATGTTCCAAGACCAATTGCTGTGTTTATACCCAATTGTGGATATTCGAGAACAAAAGCATCCTTTTGAGAAGACTCCTGAGCAAATAAAACTTGGCTTAATGACTCGGTATTTCCACTAGAAACTCTAATAACTGATTTTGCAAAGCGATCAGTGAGTGATGTGATTCCAACAACTGTAATGCCATAACCAGCATTAGCAGTTTCTTGAATTACATTAGATTCTATTCTTGCTGTTCTTTCTGTGCCATTTTCCTGTGTGGGGAGTTTAAAGTGTTCTGATCTCAATCCAACATTGGTGGTTGTGAATCCAATAACATTTGCTTTAATTGTGGCAGTATTTGTGCCATCATTATGGAATTCTAATTTTAGAACATCATTTACTATATTTGCACCAAATGTACCGATAGGTGAGAAACTTAGCAATCTTTCACTACTATCAAATCCATATTGACCAAGATATGCGTTGACCCCATCATGAAGAACAGTTATTTCTGCATATTCTCTTTCAGAAGTTGTATTATCTGTAACTTCAACATATGCAAAGATTGAATTGAATTCGCTACTAGCAAGTCCAACAATTTGATCTGTAGATCCAGCTCCAATTACAGTTGTCAATCCTATTATATTTGTGTCACCAATAATGTTGGTTCCAATACCACTGCTTCTTGAATCAAATAATTGACGGAAAGCTTTTATATCATAAGTTTTTGCCTGATTTGATGGAGTAAATCTTAGAGCAATTGTTCCATTTAACTGAATAAATTCTGTAGTAAACTCTCCTAGACTTTCTTTTTCACTTTCAAGATCTACTTGTTGTTGGGCATTAGATTTAATATTCGCTTTTTCTAATAGGAATGTATTATCATTACCATCAGAAATAATAATTAAATCATAAATTTGAAATGATGTTTGATCAACAACGTCAGTTACTACAATTGTAAATCTAGAATATCCTGTTCCACTGGGGTAATTTATAATATCTTTAAAATTACCAACTAAGTTTTCTCTATCAATGAATGATCCACTGATATCATCAATACTCAGAACTCTATTAGTTAAACATTCAATAAAGTTGGTGAGTTTTTTAGTTCCAAATTTAATTGAATTTGTAGAAAGTTGACTAAAATTAGTTACACTCTGTTCAACATCAGTATCAACTGCAAAATCAAAGAAATTATTAGTTGTTACGTCTGATTCAGAGAATAAGTCAATAACTATAGATTGTGTACCATCATCAATAAAGTTAGTAGAAGCAACAGCTACTGAAGTTATTTCAGTATCAGCAAAATTCTTTGTACCTGAAATATGTGCCAAACGATTGACTGGACCAATCAAATCCTCAAATTTAACAGGACTCTTAATACTGTATGCTAATTTTTGATAATAATTATTATCTGATATAACTTGAGTATCATCATTTAATACTCCTTTATTTGTCAACCAACCAAAGTTAATTGTAGATCCATATCCAACATTGTAAAATCCATCAAAAGATTTAGATTCTACAACAGTTCCTCTAACTCCAGAAACTGAACCAAGAAGTACATTACCAATATTTACTTCTAGATCACCTCTAGTTTTGAGAGTTGAATTATCAGAAGAATCTACTGTTAGAGTTGTTTTAGTTAGATTACCTGCTTGATTTACCAAGAGTATAGGTTCATTATCAATAAAATTAGTTTCGAGAATTTCTACGGAGAATGTTGGATAAGATTCTTTCTTGACAATAGATCCAAAGTTAACATTAGTAACAGCAACTCCAGGAGATCCTGTTCCTATTCCACTTAGATCAATTGTAACTTGAGCAGGGTTGATACCACCATTAAATGCAGTTACCTCAAAGAATCTAAATCCATAATTTTTAGAATTAAATCCATCGCCTTCTCCAGTATATTCCTGAATACCATCAACAAATACTTCATCGCCTGCTTGTAATGGACTTGTTGAGAATCCTAATACGGGAGTTACAACAGTCAAAGTCATAATTCCAGTTTGAACACTATCAGCCTTAGTAATACTTAAACCATTATCATTAATTAAACTGTAAACACTGTGACCAACACCCTGAAGACCACTTCCAGGATTTACAACAACTACTTTATCAATACTTCCAGCGTCTAATTCTGCAATGAGAACTACCTCATCAACTAAAGTATTATTTGATGAATTTACAAGAACTAGATTTGGAGGAGTAATAAAGTTTCTTCCACCATAGACTGGTGAGACATTACCAGTAGTAAAGTAATTTGTAAGTTCATGTATTGCTGGAATGTCAGCTACTGGTTTTAGAGTTTTATCAGAAGGAAAGTCAAATCCAGGTTTCTCAACTTCAGTTCTATCTAATAAACCAATATTGGTTGATTTTGGAGCAATTTCAGCATTAACTCCCAATCCTGAGGTGATCGTTGATATTCCAGGAAGTTTATCATAATTAGTTCCTTTAGATAAGATATTAAGTTTGGAAATTCCACCGATAGCAGTAGTTGATTTTGTAGAATATTCTAACTTATCAACATCAGAAGAAGTATAGGAATCTTTTTCAGGTTTTTCTGGAAGATTGACTAAGAATGTTGTAACTACAGTTCCTAATCCAACGACAGTTGTGTTTTTAGAATACTCACTATCAATATATAGAATTCTTGAGAAATTATTTGCTGAAATATCAGATTCTACAAGAGTGTTATTTGAAGTTTTTTCTAAGTTATAATATAGTTGCTCTGGCAAATATTCGTTAAACTGAATGGTAACACTGGCAGTTCCCATTCCAACAGTTCCAATTCCAGTTAACTCAAATGTTTCAGAACTTCCAGTTCCTACAAGTTCATTTCTATAATCAGAATCATAGAAAATTTTAAAATTATAACCAGATAAGGAACTATCTGATACATCAAATTTAATATTATTATTTCTGGTTACTTTTATTTGGGGATTTACTTTAGATATTGTATGTGAAGTTCCACCAACTTTGGTAAAGGTAACTAATCTAATGTTTTGTCCCTGAAGATCAATTTTAGTTTCTGCAAATGAGAATAGATCTGGATCATCAGAAAATACAAAGTATTTTCCAGTATCAATACCAACTGTTTCGTTCGCATCATAAAATACTAAGTCACCAGTAACTAATCCATGACTTGGAATAATAAATTTAGAGCTTGAAAGACCGACTGAAGATGAACTAAATCCAATTGGATCAATAACAGTATTTTGAGTAAACTCATTAAATACAACTCTTACTGCTGTTGATGTTCCAATACCAACTGTCAGATTTGGTTTTACTGTAAATGAAACTTTATCATTTTTTTGAAGACCATGAGAAGATGCTGTTGATACTCTTGCAGATAACCTTTCTACTTTACCAGTTACCTGCTTATATGCTGATGTGATTTGATATTGATAATCATTTGTATCACAAGAACGGAAATTAATTTCTGCAGTATCTAAAGACGTTTTAATACCAATGATATTTGGACCTTTATTAACAGCATATACTAGTTGTTCATTTCCAGTTAAAGGAAGAGTGAAAGTATAAGCAGCACCAACTGTAGATACTGAAATAGCATTACCACTTGCTGGTTTTACAATCTTAATAGGTTGGTTATCGGTAAATGGATGATCTTCAAGATAGATTGAGTATGTTGGGATACTTCTATCAGTTGTTATACCGCCAATAGCATAATCTGTATCAATTGCTATACCTAGAGTAGTTCCAAATCCAACTGCTTCTATTGGGTTGAAATATACAATATCATTTACTTTGGAATCTAAAGTTGGACCATTAAAACTAAATGTTATTTGGCTGGATTTTACTGTTATAGCAGCTCCAACAGTGTGACCAGATCCAGAGGTTCCTCTTACTGCTCTAAGGATGTTATTAAATCTACCAGCAATATTTAATGGTTTGTAAACATTAAGAACTGTAAGAGTCTCATCATTAATTTCAATTTCAGAGTTTGGTCTTAAAAACTCTGGAATATTTGAGATTGGGAGATCTGTAGTCATACCACCAACAGCTTCTGCTGCTACGTTGTCAGTTAAACTGAAGTTGTCGGTTGGAACATTAATAACAGCATCACCAGACAAATTAGCAACATAAGTTGAAAGACCAGAAATTTTGATAATATTTTCAGGTTCTAAATCATGATATGTTGAAATAAATCCAGTTACCTGATTTCCATTAATAGTTTCAAATACAAATTTATCATATGTCAAAAATTCTTTTGTTATGCTAACAATATTATCTCCAGTAACTTCTGATATCTGAGCCGATACTGCTCCACCAGTTGTTTCACTATTATCAAATACAATATTATCACCAACTTTATAGTTTATTCCTTTCTTAACAATAGAAATACCATCTAATCCACCTGTTGATCTAGATTTTATAACGACTCTTTGATCATCAAAATTATAAGGTTGAGTAAAGAAATTATAATCAGCACCAACTTCTGAAACGTTGTACGGGAAAGTATTTCTAATTAATTCATTTGCAATAAAATCAAAATCTTGAGTTAATGATACTGAAGATCCTGCAAGATTTTCTTCAATAACATTTGACCTATATGAATCACCTACAAAATATGGGAAAATAGATGTAAGATCTCCAGTTAGTGGATCTAGTTCTAATGTTGCAAAGTATGCATAAGTTCCATTTGGAAACTCTGGTGTTTTAGTAAATTTGCCATTGTGCTTATCTAAGTCACCAGCATCAGTAAACAAATAATCTTCAACAAATAATCCAGATTCAAATCCATCTGGTCTATTGAAGACATTACTGATATTGATAACATAACCAGATTCAATTAGTTTAATGGCAGAAGTTTCATCATTTGAATCTGTATAACCAAAACATCCATAAATTGGATTTCCGTCATATGCCCATCCAATTAGTGGTGAGTGTTTGGTATTATCAGTATCTTGAAAATCTGTCTGTAATTTTGGACTATACCCAACAACAGCATATTGTAAACCGTTTTCACCTTTATCAATTATAGCCTCACCATTATAATCTTTAAATCTTGCTCTGCTGTTAAGAGTTAAACTTCTAATAGATGAACTTAGAACTGCTCTGTCGCCTCTTGATACTGGTTTAACATTAGTGTTTGAAGCCACATAGTTATTACCACTCGCGATAACAACTACATCTATAACTTGACCACTTGCGTTAGTAACTGCTCTTGCTACACAACCACTTCCAGATTCACTAATCACACTAATATTAGGTGGAGAAAAATAGTTGTTTCCTGGTTGTGTTACTAGAATATCAATAATCTTTTTATCAGAAATTACCGCTCTAAATTCTGCTCCAGATCCTGTATCAATACTTACAGTTGGTCTATTGTGAAAGTTTAAAACTTTAGAACCATATGATGTTCCACTATCATAAAGAAGAGCATCTTTTATACTACCTAATACAACAGGAGTAGCTGTTATTACACCTACAGTATTTGCAATGGATACTGAAACATCAACGGTGATTGCTGGATAATTGAATACATGAAGACCAGTTCCAATCCCAGTAATTTTTTCAGTTAATCCTCTATCAAAATTAGTAGAACTAGTTCCTGCAATACCAGCATCTGAAATTCTGAAATTATTATCATCTACCTTGATGACATAATACTGATTAGATATTGATAAATCTGGAATTGCATCACCAGTAGAACTATATGTGATTAACTCACCTGTAGAATAACCATGATTTTTAAATGTGAATGAATTATTGGATGTTGAAATACCTGTTGTTTGAATAGCAACTTGTCTATTTTCATATCCAAATCCACTATCTAGAACATTAACCCCAGTTAATTGCTTGGTTGATTTTGCGGTTCTAAATTTATGGATACCACTAGTAATATTACCAGTACTAAAACCGACCGTGTTTATACCACTATTAAAATCTGATTCATTTTCATATAATCTAAAAGATACTGGATCGATAATTTCGCTAAAGTATTTACCACCAGTTTCTAAGAAATTACCAGTAACGTTAGTTTCCCCAAATCCAGTAACCCCTAAAGATCCATTACCATTTGGATCATATACAATTTCTTGACCATTTCCAAAATTATGATTATTAATTGTTCTAATAAAATCACCATAAACAGAGACGCCACCACCATCAGAGGCATTTTTACCATTAAATCCAACTTCCCTAAATCTATCAATTACAATTGGTTCGACTAAAGCCCCAAATCCATTACCACCACTTACACTGATGTTTATAACTCGATCAATATCAAAGTCTTGTGGATCAATAAGAATATCTTTAAGGGTTCCTACTACGGCAACATTTGCCAGTGCAGTATTTCCAGAATTATCTGAATCTGAAATGACACATTTTGGTGGATTGACTACATCATAATCAGATCCAGAATTGAAAACGTTAATTTTTTCAATTGGTCCAAAAAATATTTTATCATCAATTTTATAGTTTGTAATCTCTACACCATTTTCAAGAATACCAGTAGCTCCAGCAATTGTACTGGTTTCACTACCAGTATCTAATGATCTTATTAATGAAAACTTCTTTAGAACCTTTTGTGGTGAAATCTTCTTATCAACTTGCTCTGCTAATGAAAAGAAGTGAGATCCAGTATTTCCATCATCAGGAACATTTAGTTTTATATTAGTACCACTACTAATAAATGATCTGGCAACGTAAAGTTTAATTTTATTGTTGGGTGATTGAACTTCAACAAAATAACTTCTACCAAACTCCAAACCTTTAATTGGACCAGTTGCAGTTCCAGCAGAATAAACTATCTCATCACCAGTTATAAATGGAACAGTATCAGAAAATGAAATATTATTATAAGTACCAAGACTATCTTGATCATCAATAGTTCCAGAAGATGTTGATGCTTGAGCAATTGAAACCTGAACTTGATTTAGATCAATATTATAATCAGGTAAAGAGTTTGATGCAACATAAAGAGTACTACGATCTTTTGAAATATATGTGTTTAACACATTTGACACTAAAGTGTTATTTCCATAACTCAATTCAATTCCAGTACTAGATGCCTTTTTAATTTGCCTTCTAATATCATATGATATACCTTGCACCAAATCGGAAATATTACCACCAGATAATACAACTTGCTTATCACCAGTGATTGAAGCCGTAGTTAATCCAACAACAACATCAAGATCTCCTCTATTGACAATTTCTACATTATCACCATCACGAAGATATGCATCATCCAAACTTCTTTCTAGAACAAATACAGAACCATTAAAACTTTCAACTTTTATACTTGATGCAGTATTATATTTCCAAGAGTTGAATGAAATTTCTTCGTAAGTTTTATTACTTGCAGGATTTAAAATTTTTGCACCAATTGATTTGGTTCCAAAAACTTCACCTATGTTTGAATTATAGATATCTTCCTGTGGATCAAATTCTGTTATTACGCCAGTTAACCTAAGTTCAACTTTTTCATTGGTATCGCTTGTATATCCATATACAACATCATTGGTTCTGATATTTGTAACAGGTGCAATGTTTGAATCAATACCAGAACAACTTAAGAATTGATTAATGGTTTTATCAGTATAAGTAATTTCATCACTACCATTTCTTAATACACCACTCTTGGGGAATCCAATTGTACTATCTACTAAAATTACATTATCACCAATGAGAGTATCCCCAATAGTTTTTGAACTTGGTGTTATAGAAAAGTTTCCATCAAAACCAGGAGATGGTTCTTGATACCTTTGGAATAGATAAATCGTATAATATGTAACTCCACCTCTAACACTTGCCTCTACTTCAGAGATAGGAGCTGAAGCACCATTAATATCTGGATTATTACTATTATTATCCTGAAATAGTGTTTGACCAGATAATTTGGATGGATCTCCACCATCAACCTTTTCAGTCAATAATACTAGTCTTTTTCTGAACGATGCTTCAGAAGGCTCAAATAAAGATTCAGATTGTTTTTTAACTTTTGAGTTCTGCCCAAATAATATTGAGATTAATGTATTGATTGATTCGGAAGTACCTTTAGATTGATAAAATGATTTTAAGTTCTTAACTAGATTATTTACATCAATATCAGAATCAAAAGACTCGTCCTCAAATCCAGGTGCATATAATACTTTTAAATTTCTAAAATATTCACGCAAGAATAACGTACTGAGATTGGTCACACCAATCCCTATAGTATGATCTTTAGCTGTAGTACTATTAAATACAACCTCACCATCATTATATTCACTGATACCACTAAATCCACGAATACAACCCGTAAATGAATTGGTTGTGATTCCACTATAATAAATTATCTCATCATTAATTTTAAATATACCGTCTCTATTTGGATATCCTTTTGTGGATAAAACATTAACAACTGTATCACTACTAGACACATCTGATGTCAGAGTAGTAATACCAGAAACTACTTCTGGAGTTATATTATCAAATTTTAAATATTGATCTAAATTGTCAATTAGATCTGCAGGAGAGCCCTGAGAATCTTGTGATTTATAATACTGCTTCAGAAAGTCAATCGCCTTTGGGGTTTCTACTGAAACATAAGACGGTAATTGACTTTCTACAATTTGATTGACTTTTACTCTTGTATCAAATCCAGTTTCTATCATCTTACCTTGTTAATTTGCCGTTTGAGTAACTTGAAGTAACTGGGAA